GAAGTTTCTGTAGCTACTTAATAAAAAGCTACATCGTTGGAAAAATCCAATCCACACTACAGGCCCTCTTGCGCTCTACTTAAATCTAATATATAAATTACTCACTATACAATTAATTAGAATACTGACGAGTATAGTCGACGGCCTAGAGACAGTATTCGGAAAACTAGGAGGATATAATTATGGCAAATACTACGTTTAATGGACCAGTACGATCGGAGAATGGTTTTAAAAATATCATTAAAAATTCTACTACTGGAGCCCTAACAAATGAAATGACACTATCTACATACAGCACATCGATTACGATTGCTGCAACAGGTACTGATCACAAAGAAACATCAATCGGAATCCCATCAAACTTTATACCAATGGGTGTAGCAGTTACTGTTACAAGTGCAGCTGCAAATAATGTTAACTTAGTTGACATTGGTACTGAAGCTGATGACGATGGATTTGTTGATGGCTTACCTACTACTGCTATCAATGCAACAGGATTCAAAGGATTCTTTGGTTGCAATGGTGTATTAGGAATGTCTGGTTTTGCTGCTGGACAAGTAGCTACTGAAACAGCTGATGAAGTACAAGTTGTAATTTCTGGAAATGCTGGAGCAGGTGGTGTAATAGCACTTAAGTTTTTTGGTATATCATCAGATTCACCAACAGCTTAATAATTAATTTAATGTGGGGCTTCGGCCCCACAGCTTAATTAAAGGAAAAAATATGAGTTCAGATCAAAAATTTACAACACTTACAGCTGACGGACAGGTGAAAACTGTTTCAGGAGGATCCACTAATATTGGTCCTGCTAGAGTTACATATATTCAAGCTACAGGTATTACAAATGTAAAACTTTATGATGCAGCAACTGCATCAGGAGATATTGTATTCGAAGCTACTTTTGGAAGCGAAGGTTTAGACATTTATGTACCAGGAAACGGTATTAGATTTAGAAACACTATTTTCGCAGATGTAACTGGAACAGGATCGGTCACTTTAGGTTATACTGGCTAGGAGGTTAAATGGCTAACACTACCTCGGGTACAACTACTTTCGATAAAGATTTTTCTATTGATGAAATAATAGAAGAAGCTTTTGAAAGACTTGGTATTCAAAATGTAACTGGTTATCAGTTAAAGACATCTAGAAGATCTATAAATATAATGCTTCAAGAATGGGGCAATAGAGGTATTCACTATTGGGAAATAGATGAAACTAATATGGATCTTGTAGAGGGTCAGTCAGATTATGATTTTTTTAGATCAACTGCCGATGGCACGAGTGCTGTTACAACTCCAACTAATGGTATCACAGGAATGTCTGATATTCTTGAAGCTCAATTAAGATCAGATAGAACATCAACAGATCAATCAGATAGTCCAATGACAAAAGTTGACAGATCAACATATGCAGGTTTTTCAAACAAACTATCAAAAGGAACACCTAATCAATATTGGGTAGAAAGATTTATAGATAAAGTTAGAGTTCATATTTATCCAACACCTGATTCTACTAATGCATCTAAAGATATGCATTTTTATTTTATAAAAAGAATTCAAGATGTTGGTGCTTACACTAATGCAACTGATATACCGTTTAGATTTGTGCCGTGTATGGTTTCAGGTTTAACATATTATTTATCAATGAAATATGCACCACAACTTACACAACAAATGAAATTAGTTTATGAAGACGAATTTCAAAGAGCATTACAGGAGGATGGGTCAGCTTCTAGCACATACATTACACCTAAAGCTTATTACCCAGGTACATAATGGCAAAATACGCAACAGGTAAATATGCAAAAGCAATATCTGATCGATCAGGTATGGAGTTTCCATACAAAGAAATGGTTAGAGAATGGAATGGATCTTTTGTGCATGTATCAGAGTTTGAACCAAAGCAACCACAATTAGAACCAAAACCTATGAATGGTGATTCTATATCTTTACGTAATGTTAGACCAGGAAGATCAGAGCCTGCTGTAGCCGCAATGTTGGGCAACAATCCTTTTTCAATAACTGCATCATCACAAACAATCACGGTTACAGAAGAAAATCATGGTAGATCAAGTGGTAATACTGTAAGATTTAGAAATGTAACAGGCAGTCCAGGAGGAGTGGCTTTTACAACATATGAAAATTCTAGTGGTTTCAGTATAACTGTAACTACTGCCGATAAGTATACATTTACATTAGGTGTAACACCTAGTATAACAGAGGAATCAGGAGGAGCAACTGTGTCTGCAGGGCCAGTTACATTAACAGCATGATTAAAAAACTAAAAAATTTTATTGCAAAACTATTTGGTATTAAACAATGTCAATGTAAAGATGAACACTTAGAATTATATGAAGATGTTTCAGAACCAGATATTCCAAAACAATTATTAAAAAAAATAAAAGCTAGAGAAAATAATACAGAAGAATAATGGCATATACGTTAGACAATTTAAGAACTAATATTAAAGATTACACGGAAGTTGACGATACAGTTTTGTCAAATACCGTTTTAGATACGATAATAAAAAACGCAGAAAATAGAATATACAGAGAATCTGACTCTGACGATAATAGATTTTATGCAACTTCAACATTAGTTAGTGGTAATAGATATGTAACCATACCCTCTGATTTAAGAATAATTAGATACGTTCAATTAAAAGATACAAACGTTAGTCCAAACGCACAGGTATTTTTAGAAAAAAAAGACACCACGTTTATGGCAGCTTTTTATGATACTCCAGGCACTGCACAAGGTTTACCTAAATACTATGCTAATTGGGATGCTAATTTTTGGGTTGTTGCACCCACACCAAACTCAACGTATGAAATAACTTTAGCATATGTAAAACAACCTATAAGTATAACAAGCACTACACAACCAACAACAGCAAATCCGGCTTCAAATGTAGGGACTTATGTATCCAATAAATATCAAGATTTATTATTATATGCCTGTTTGGTAGAAACATATGGATACTTGAAAGGTCCAGCAGATATGCTACAATACTATGAAGGTTCATATCAAAGAGCTTTATCGTCTTACTCTATTGAACAACAAGGTAGAAGACGTAGAGACGAATATCAAGATGGTGTTATTCGTACTCCTTTACAATCACCATCACCGTAATAAGGAGATAAAAAATGGCAAATGTAGTACCACACAGTTTTAAAAGTGAATTACTTTCAGGAACGCACAATTTTGCAAACGGAGGTGACTCTTTTAAACTAGCTTTATACACAGCTGGATCTGGTTCACCTTACGCAGCCACTGCCACAGTATATGACTCATCAGTTTCAAACGAAGTCAGTACTAGTGCTCCTAATGCTGGATATACAACCGGAGGATTAGCATTAGGAAGTCAAGCAGTTGCGACTGGAACAGGAACGGCAACAGTTGATTTTGCAAATTTAAATTTTCCAAGCGCAACTTTTAGTGCAGCTTATGGAGTTATTTATAATGATGACAAATCAGATAAGTTAGTTGTAATTTTAGATTTTGGTGGAACAAAGACAGCAACCAATGGTGACTTCACTATTGTATTCCCTGATCCAAGTACACCAGCAAATGCGATTATTAGTTTAACATCGTAATAGGAATTAAATATGGCGTTTATACTTAACGATAGGGTTAAAGAAACCAGTTCGACTACTGGAACAGGTACGTTTACACTTGGTGGAGCAGTCTCAGGTTTTGAAACTTTTTCTGCTGGTATCGGTGGAAGCAATACAACATACTATTGTATTTTTGAAACAGGAACAGCAAGATTTGAAGTTGGTTTTGGAACTTTAAATTCTGGTGCAAGCACACTTGCAAGAACTTACGTTATCTCCAGTTCTAATAGTGATGCTCTTGTAAACTTTCAAGGTGCAACAGAGGTATTTTGTACTGTTCCAGGTGCAAAGATAGGTTTACCAAATCCAGAAGAATATGGTTCTTCATCAGCGCCAAAAATAATTACTGTTAAAGTAGGTTCTAAAACAGGTAATCATCCTTATCCATCAGGTGGAAGTTCTAGTGGTAATGCATACTTTTTAGATGGATTAGAATCACCAGCATTAAGATTTTCTGGTGCGGA